TGCAGCAGATCCTGACGCCACCAGCGGAGGGAAGGCGCCGGCCGACGTTCCGGCCTGCACAGCCGTCCACGACCGGATGCACCGACGCTGCGGAGGAACACCCTGGGCCGGAAGCACGCTCCCCTTTTTCGGCGAGGGGGGAGTGCGGGCCCAACCTGTCGAACGGCTGGAAGGAGTTCTAGCGGCGACCGGTGTGCGCTTTGCTGGAACCTTGTCGGCACCCAAGTGATGAGCAATACCGATACCCTTGTTCCCGGAAAGTCACGGACCGGCTGCGAGCAGCGGTGCACGCATGGTTTCGCGGCGTCCGGTGCGAGTCTTGGCGGCCCGATGTGCTTGACAGGCAAGGCCGGAACGCTAGACTGATCGGCTCTTTGCTCCCTCGTCCTGCTGTGTGGGTCGCCGATTTCCGCGACGCGAGCGGCAGGTGCTCAAGTCCGGGCGCAAGCAAGTCGGCTAGGTAGCTCAGACGGTTAGAGCGCGGCACTCATAATGCTGAGGTCGGCGGTTCGATTCCGCCCCTAGCCACCAGTTCCCTTTCCCACGTTTTCTCGCGCCGTCTCGACCAGGGGGCGCCAGTCTTGTGCGGCGCGGCTTCCAGCGGATAGCATTGGCGCACCCGTTCCCAAGGATGCCCACCCAAGCGCACGCGCGCCGGGGGTATCGCGGGGGGATCGGGATCGAGAATCGCACCTCGCGAGCGATGGATACCCCCATCGACCGCGCACACCGTGGGGGTATCGAAGTGGCGAAAGGATTGACCGCGCTGGCTGTAGGCAAGGCCGCGCCGCGCGAGAAGGCGTACAAACTCGGCGATTCCGGCGGCCTGTACCTGTTGGTGAAGCCGAACGGCACCAAGTGCTGGCGGTGGAAGTATCGCTACGGCGTCAAGGAAAAGGCGCTCGCGCTCGGCGTGTTTCCCGCGGTAAGCCTGGCCGAAGCGCGCCTCGCACGCGACAAGGCGCGCGTGCTGTTGGCGCAAGGCGTGGATCCTGGCGCTGCGCGCCAAGCAGCGAAGCTGGCGCGCCACGTCTCGACCGAAAACACGCTGGGGCCGATCGCGCTCGAATGGCTGGTGTCCAAAAAGGACGAGTGGTCGGCGGGCCACTACGACAAGGTGAAATGCCGCGTCAAGAAACACATCATCAAGCCGCTCGGCCGGCGTCCGATCCGCGACATCACCGTGCCCGATGCGTTGGGCGTGCTGCGCGCCGTCGAAGCCACCGGCGCGATCGACACCGCGTATCGGGTGCGCCAGCACCTGTCGGCAATCTTCATCTACGCCGCCGGCGAGGGAAAGTGCGACAGCAACCCCGCCGCCGACCTTGCCGGCGTGCTGAAGGCGCGCGTCAGCCGATCCATGCCGACCATCACCGACCCGGTGCACGTGGGCGAATTGCTGCGCGCGATCGAGGGTTATCACGGCTATTTCAGCACCCGCGCGCTGTTGCGCGTCTCGCCGATGCTGTTCCAGCGGCCGGGCGAAATGCGCCTGGTCGAGTGGCCGGAATTCGATCTCGACGCCGCACTGTGGACCGTGCCCGCGATGCGCATGAAGCGCCGCAAGGCAGGCAAGCTGCACGGCGACCCGCACCTGGTGCCGCTGCCGCGGCAAGCCGTGGCCCTGCTGCGCGATCTGCACCTGATGAGCGGCGCCGGACGCTACGTGTTCCCCTCGGTGAAGGATCCGCGCAAGCCGCTGTCCATCAACACCCTCGGCAAGGCACTCGAAAAGCTCGGCTATAAGGGCAAGATGGTGCCGCACGGCTTCCGGCACATGGCCGACACCCTGCTGCACGAACTCGGCTGGTCAGACCAGGCGATCGAACGCCAGCTCGCCCACGTCGACAGCAACAAGACGCGCCGGGTCTACAACCAGGCGAAATACCTGCCCGAACGCGCGCGCATGATGCAAGCGTGGGCCGATTACCTCGTGCAGTTGCGCGACAACGTCGACGCGGCGCGGCTCAAGGCCGCTTGACCGCATCCAGCGCCGCCGCCACCAGCGCATCCAGCTTCACCTCTAGCTGATCGTGCAGCGCCTGCAACAGCGCGTGCGCGCCATCCGGATCCATCGTCGAATTGCGCATCGCGGCGCAGATGCCTGCGCCCGCAGCATCCACCGCGGCCAGGTCTGCGCGCATGGTTTCAGCCAATCGAAGAATGTCCCGCGCGGCGGGGCAACAACCAGATCGTTCTTGCATGTCAGTCGGCACCAAATTTGCATTACGGAAGGTGCTGTCACCAACAGTGTCTGCATCGCTCCCCAGCGTTGACGCAACGGCGCCATTGTCGGCGCCGCCAGTGGTGCTGCGCAAGGAACTGATACCCAAAAGTAGACTACCCATGAGGTCGTGATGCAAAAAGCAGCGGCAACCGTAGCGTTGCCGCGATGAAGAAAAGCAAACTAGCCATCGCCGCCGGCCGCGCCATCCGTGCGCACCGCGAACACGCGGGATACAGCCAGGAATCCTTCGCCGACCACGTCGGCATGCACCGGGCCTACTATTCGGCGATCGAGCGCGGCGAAAAGAACGTCACCCTTGTCACTTTAAACCGGGTTGCCAAAGGGTTGCGGCTCACCTTGTCCGAACTTCTGGAAAATGTGACGGCGTAGGCAATTCCGCCAGCCCGAAGCCATCCGGTGACCAGCACGCCCAATACGCGGTGCGGTCCGGTTCGTTGCCTATGTCGACTCCCATGAACACCGGCACGGCATCGTCCACCAGATGCTCGATGTCCCAGCACCGCTCCGGCGCCGCCAGCCGCCGTAACTGCGCGATGCGCTTGGATGCCATGTCGGATTCCGCCTCGCTGCCGCGGCCGATCTGGTCCGCCCACCACGCGATCAGCGCTTCGGTTTCCTCGCGCGATAGCGGCAGCATGATGTTCATGCTGCCTCCGCGGCCGGCAACAGCTTTATCAGCAGTTCCACGCTGTCAGGATCACCCACGATGCCGGCGCGGCTCGGATGCGGATCGTGCACCAAACGCCACCCATCGGCCGTGATTTCGCCCACCACCGCATGCTTCCAGTCACCGCGTGGCGACTGCCCGGAAAAGATCGCGAGCGTGCCGGGCGCATAGCGGTACAGCCACGGCGCCCAATCGAAGCACATGGTCGTGTAGCCATAGCGGTGCAGAAACTTCAGCGTTTCGTCCAGCGCAGCCTCGGGGTCTGCGTGCAATTGGTGAACGTGCGGCACGCTGGCCAAGTCCAGCTCGAGCAGCGATGCCAGACACGCCGGATAGCAGTTACCGATTTCGTCGACCGCGCCATCGGGACCGCCGAACAGGGTTTGCGTGACGGGCTTCATGCTGCACACGCCTTGCCCGTTTGCCGCAGCGCGCGGCTGCGACGGCGGTACCAGTCGCGCGAGCGCTCGGCGCGGCACGCCTTGCAATGTGCAGCCGGCAAGCGACCCTCAATCGCATAGAACTCCTCATCGGCCGGCAGATCCTCGCCGCACCCGCCGCAGCGCACTGTCCAGCAATTCATGTCGTCGTCGAAGCGCAGGTTGCGCAGCTCGGCCATGCGGCCGGCGGGCAACATCATCTTGCGCGCCGGATGCGCGATGTTCGATCCGTCAGCCATGGCGGGCCTCCTTTTCGTAACGCTGCTGCGCGCGTGCGATGGCCCGCCATAACCGGTCCATCGCCTCGTCGTGGGTGCCTGAGTGCTTGGCGACGTGCAGCGCGCGCATCACGCTGGTCTGCGCGTCCACCAGGTGGCCCAGCACGTCGATCGGCAGGCTGAACTGCAGGTCGACCGCGAGGTTCACGCCCTCGATGGCACGCTCGACTGCAGCGATTACGTCGGCTTTCTTCAGGGGCGTGTCAGCCATGGCGGTCACCTCCTGCCATGCGCATCGAGATACGCGCCACCAACATCGCGCCGAACCTGTTGGCGATTTTGCCGGCGTCATCGCGCATCATCAGTTCGGCTTCGGCGCGATAGGCGTCGCGTTCCATCATCGCCATCGCGAACGATTCCCCGGGCATCCGCGCGCCGCGGTACAGCACCGTGTATTCGTTTCTGCGCCGCCACTTCGCGCGTGACCAGCGCACGATGCTGAAAACGGCGCCGGCCACGATCACGCCCGCGACGAAGCCGATGCACAAGCCTGCGTACAGCGCCAGCAGGATCACTTCGCGATCGGGCGTCATGGCGTCACCTGCTGGCGCGGAACGTTGAAACCTGCGCGCGCGCAAACCACGCGCGACAGGTCCCTCAACGTGATCTGGACAGCGCCTGCCTTCACGGCGAGGCGCCGCTTGCTAAGGCAGATATCGAAGTGCTCCTTGGGCGTGCCGGCATGCTGGATGTAGCGGCGCGGCACGCCGCTGCGGTCAGCCATCGCGAGCAGTTCGTCGGTGCTGTCCGCGATCATGTGGCACATCACGAACAGCCCGAAGCGGGCGCGCATGTCGTCGACGTAGACCGTCATGGCGTCACCTCGACGCGGCGCAGCCGCCGCTCCAGCGCCAGGCGTACGGTCTTCTGCAGGTCTGGCAGCGCCAGCGCCGCGCGGCACTGCGCGGCGTCGAACGTTTGCACCATGCGGATGCGCTCATCGGCGCTTAAGGCCGCACAACGTTCGCCGACGAAGTTGCGGATTTCGGTGAGGAACGGATTCATGCTGCACCGCCTTGCGCCTTGGCATCCGCGCAGCGCTGGGCAGCGATCCATTCGGACCAGGTGGGCGACGCCGCGCTGATGCGTTCGGCTTCCACGCGCCGTTCCGCCTGCTGGCGATCGCGCTCGATTTGTTCGCGGGTGCGACGCTTGTGCGTTAACTTCGCCTGCGCGTTCATGCCACACCGCCTTGCGCCTGCGCTTCGGCGATCGCTTCGTAGCCTGCGTCCGTGATGACAAGGCCAGCGGACGGCGCGTCGATCAGTGCGAGCAGTTGCCGCGCCTCGCGCGGGGTGATCGTGATCGATCGCGTCGGGCCGCCATGCTTCGTGCGCGCATCGACTTCGCGTCGCAGCCAATCGGCGATGCTCTCGCCCTCGATGCGCGGGTTGAAATCCTTCGACCATGGTTTGAAGGTCATACCGCACCCCCATCGCAACCGGGGCCGATGGCGCCCGCGTCGCCGGCCGCGGTGAACCGCTTCCAGTGCACCCAGCCCTGTTCCGGGCAATGGAATCCCCATTGACGCACGCGCGGGCCGGTGATGAAGAGGGTCCAGCATTCGAGCCTGGGATACGTTTCAAACGCGTTGGCCGGGTCGAGGGTGTTTGGGAACAGCTCGATCCGGTGCGCGCGCCAGGGGGAGGCGACGCGCACACTGCCAGCGTTCCGCATACGGCGCCGCTGGATGCCGCCGGCCGCTATGGTGTGCTCGACGTAACCGCCGCGCAGCAGAATCGAACACCAGAACCATGGGTGGTCATGCAACGCCCTGTCGTCATCGTCGCGCAGAAACTTGTGCAAGTAGACGCTTGGCAACAATGCGGATAGGCCAGCCATGATCCGATTGGCGCAGGTTGGGTGCTGCCTCGCGCGGCCCGGCCAGCGCCGCCACGGCGTCAGGTACCAGCGCAGCAGGTAGGGATTCGGCTGTCCGCCGATCACGAAATCCGGAGGCCTGCGTGTGGTGCGAGCGATCAGCGCATCGGCGAAGCGATTGAAGACGCTCATGACCGCACCGCCTTGGGCTTGCGGCGCCCGGCCATCTTGGTGACGTTGGTGGGCAACGCCAGCGGGATTTGATCGTCGACCACGCCCCACTCGGCCTCGGCTTCGGCGAGCGTCGCGCAATGCGTGGTGGTGCGCCCGCAGATGCATTCCAGCGCGTGGCGGTGCGCGGGTATCGAGAAGTCCATGGACTCGGCTCGGGTGCGGCCGAAGTGTTCGATGTGGCGCGGCTGGCTGCCGCACTTCGGGCACTTGGCGAAGCGCCCGGCTGGCCACGGTGTATGGCGCTGGGTCATGGCTGCACCTCCGCGTCGTCTTGCGCGGGCGTGCAACGCGGATCGCCGGCCTGGCGGAAAGACGCGTCGGCGGCAAGGTCAGCCGCGCGGCGCCGATCGATGCATTCGATCCACGCCAGCGCCACCGCAGCCACCTGCACCAGTTCGGCGTGGCGGGCCACTTCGTTGGGCGCGTCCACCGCCTCGGCGAATTCTTCCAGCAGGATGTCCGCCCAGGTGAGAGTTCCGCGCCGGGCCTTCCCGTGGCAACGGTTCTTCGTCGTTTGCTCGCTCGGGATGTCGTAGATGAAGGTGTTGGGCATGCCATGCGGCACGCCGTGCACGGACGGGTGATCCTGCACGCCCCAACGGGCACGGTTTTTCACCCGCTCGCCGATGATGTCGCGCAGCCCGCGGGCGCTCTCGTCGCATTGCGCCTTGACTTGCGCGCCGGTGAGCGCAAGGTCAGCCTTCATGGCTCACCTCCTGCGCGGCCTGGTGGCGGGTCCACACGCCGAACATGTCGGGCGCGTCCAGCACGCCTTCACGCTGCATGCGCAGCAGGATTTCGCGCGCGGCTTCGGTCATGTTGCCGAGGCCGCGGATGTCGGCCAGCGTGGCGTAGCCGCGGTGGCGCACGAATTCCAGTGCCTGCCGGTAGCGGAAGTCGGTCTCCGCGCCGATGGCGCTGCTACGCTGGCGCCGGGGCTTGGGCGCCGGCCCGGCTTGTGCGGCGGTACTGCCTTGTGTTGCAGTGTTCGCTTGCATGGGTTCTCTCCGTTCACTCGATGGATGGGACTGGTGCCACGGGGAGTTGCCGCCAAGCTCACTCCCCGGAGCCCCGCCTTGCTATCTGGGCTTTTCGAACACCCAGCACTTCACGTTGCGTTGCTCGTTGTTCTCGCAGAACAGCGCGCTGCGCACGGTCTTGCGGCCGACGAACTTGTGGCTCTTGCACGTCGGCAACAGGCGTTTCAAATCGTGGTGTGTGGGCACTTTCAGGCCCATCTGCGTGGCCACTTGCTGGAAGTGCGGCAGGCTCACCGCGATCAACTGTTCATCGGCGCTGTGATCGAGCCGCGGCACGCCGAATTGGTTGGGCGTGTTCATGAATTCGAACTGCTCCCAGAATTCCGACACGGTCGGATGATCGGCATTGATGGCCTTCTGGCGGGCTTCGGCCATGCCGATGATGTGCGTCGCGGCCGCGGCCTTCTGCTCGCCCGTCAGCTTCACCACGTGATCGAGCGCGTCCACCAGCGCCATGATCAGCGCGTGGTTCTTGGCGATGCGCAGCGTCTTGACGCGTTTCTGCAGCATCGTTTCGTACGCGCCGATGAACTCGGCCAGCGTGGCCATGATCTTTTTTTCGCGCACCACTGCGGCCAGCAGGAACCCCGACACCGATTCCAGCGGCATGCGTTCCAGTTCTTCCGCGCGCAGCTTGTTTTCCGGGCTGTGGTTGCTGCGATCGAACTTCAGGTGGCAAATGCGCTGCAGCACGGCGTCGCTGGCCTGCACCGGCGCGTTCTGGCTGATGACGATGGCGCCGCGAAACGGCGGCTCGTAGGTTTCGTTGCCGCTGTTCTTCAAGCCGCGGCTGCGCACGCTGCGTCCGTTGTACGCGGTTTTCAGTTCGTCCCAATCGAACTGGCGCACCTTCACCGCATCGACGTCGCTGCGATCGCCTTCGATCAGCACTACCGGCAAGTTGCTCACCTGCGCGAAGTTGCGGGCGCGCGCGGCGAGCGTCGCCTTGCTGGGGTCGAAACCTTCGTAGTCGCGCCGGCCGACCAGCTTCCACATGAATTCCAGCAGGGTCGACTTGCCCGCGCCCGCCTCGCCGATCACCTCGAGGAACGGGTAGCTCTTGTGCAGCGCGCGGATCTGTTCCGCGAACAGGCTGCCCAGCCAGAACGCCAGCGCCACGATGCCGTTGGCGCCGAAGCACTGCCACACCAGCGGCAGCCAGTCGGTGCGGTAATCCTTGGCGGTGCGGTTCACCACCAGCGACACCGACTGGTTCAGCGATTTCACCGCCAGCGGGCCGACGTCGAAATAGTCTTCCTCGTTGATCTCGTAGATGGTGCCGTCCTTCACGGCCAGGTCGCCGAACACGTACACGCCGTGTTCCTTGCTGTAGCCGATGAAGTCGATGGTCGCGACGCGCTTGATGTTGAAAAGCTGCTGTTTGATGATCCGGTCCAGTTGGCCGGTGCTGCCGGTGAACACCGCGCCCGGCGCGATGTGCAGCAGGCGCTTCTTGAACTCGGCCGAGGCCGAAATCTGTCCGCCGGTGAAGGTGTTCTTGATCGGTTGCCCATCGTGCGGGAATGAAATACGGAAGTAGTACCAGGCCTCGTCGGTGAGCAGGTTCTGCTGGTAATACAGCGCGTGCGGCAGGCAATTGGCGATCTCGACGATGGCGTTGGATTCCGCCAGCGCCTGCGCGCGGCGCTGGTCCTCCGTTGAGCCGTCATCCTTGTTTTCCAGCGCCTGCATCGCCTTGTTGAAGCGATCCAGATCCAGCTTGAACCAGTACAGGCGGTTGGCGTGGTCGAAGTGGAACTCGGCGCGCTGTGTCTTGCCGTAGATCAGCAGCGCTTTTTCGGTGGCATCCTTGGCCAGCAGCAGCGCGCCGCGGTACAGGTAGCCGTCGAGGTCGGTTTTCTCCAGCCGGCCGCGCTGATGCAGGTCGTTCCAGTCCAGCTTGCCGCGCCCGTGCTGCGGGATCTGCGCCGCCGTGCAATCCCACCCGGCCGCGGTGGCGCGCTCGGCGAATTTGCGGGTGAAGCTCTCGCCTGCGTGGCCCGCGTCGAAGGCCCACACCAGCTTCGGCCGGTCGGCCCCGCGCGCCTTGGCCAGCGCGTCCAGCGCCTTGTCCGGATAGTTGTTGCAGCTCATCGCCGACACCGACGCGATGCCGTGCGAATACAGCGCGATCGTGTCGAAGATGCCCTCGCTGATCCACAACGCGTCGAACGCGCCGGCAAGGTCGAGTGTGGGCGGACACCACCACTCGCCCGCGTACGGCTTGCCATAGGCGAAGCGCGCCTTCTTGCCGCCGAACCGGCGCGGTTTGTCGATCAGGCGTTCCCACCAGCAGCCGTTGGGCAATGGAAAGCGCACGGTGGCGGTGCCGGCGTCCGCTTTCGGATCGTGGTAGCTCTCCTGCGTGTACCAGCCCTTGAGCTTGTCGACCTCGAAGCCGCGCGCGTTGCGCAGGTAGGCATCTGCCGCCGCGGTGGGGTTGGCCGGCGTGGCCTGGTAGCGATCGGACCACGAATCGAAAAGATCCGGATACAGATCTTTGACGTGGCCTTCCCAGCCGCACTTGTTGAGTCGGCCGCAACGCACCACCCACGGACTTTCTGCGCTGGTGTACAACTCGCGCTTGCCGCATTGCGGGCAGCGGCCTTGGCGCAACCAGCCGGCCGTCTCGCGCAACTCGTAGTCGGCCACAAGGCGGCGGGTGACATCCTGTTGCAGGTCAACATTCATGCCGCGGCTTCACCTGCATTGCCCTGGTCGGGCTGGGGACAATTCGGGATGGGCAGATGCGTCGGCGGCAGCATCGTGTGGCCGTCGCTGGCCAGCAGCGCCTTGCGCGCGGCACGGATGCGATCGCGCATGGCATCGTCCAGCAGCGGCCACACGGCGCGCTGGTAATCGCGCGAGAGGAAGCCCCACGTGTCGGCGAGCGTGGCGTCCGGCACGTCCGCCATTTCCGACAGGCGCACCGCCATGCGCGGCGCGACGTAGGCGAGCCAGGCCGGCCGGTCGGTGTCGTGCAGGTGGCGCTCGGCGCTGGACGAGAGGTCAGTCATGGTCGCGCTCCGCCAGAAACGCATCGCGTGCAGCTTTCTTGAAGCGTTCCTCGCGCGCGCGATGTTCGGCGATGCGCGCTTCGATCCTTGCCTGCATATCGCTGGTGCAGTAATCGCCCAGCAAATTGAGCGTGCGTAGTTCGTCACGCACCGCGTCGTTGCATGCGAAAGCGGCGATCCACAGATCTTCGGACGTGACCGCGCTCATTTCGCACCCGCCAGCGCGTCGAACGTTGTAGATCGTCAACCCGCCAGCATCGCACTCCAAGTACAACTCGGGTTCGCACAGGGCACCATCCGCGTCGGCGTACTGCAGCGCCTTGCGTTGCGTGTATGAAAGCTTCGGCGCGCTCATGAGCGGCGCTCCGTGCCGGCGTCGCGGGCTTCGGTGAGGGCGAACACGCGCGCCGACCACATGCGCAGTAGGCTTTCCAGCCCGGCGTGCGGCACGTGCAGGTCGATGCCGCGCGGCGTGGTGGGTGCGCCCGGCGCCGGGTCCGCGGCCTTGGCGACCAGGTAGGAGACAAAATCCATCTGCTCGCCGAGGTCGTGCAGCTCGCCGCGATCGGCGGCGTTCACTTCGCACCGCCCGTCGCCAGCATGAAGGCGATCCACACAAGGCTGGTGAGCGCGACGCCGTACACGAAGCCGAGCACGCTAGCGCTGTCGATCGCGCGCGACAAAGCGGAAGGGGAAGGATGGGGCATATCGGACTCCACTAGCTGGTTGGAGTCCGCCTCGCCGCTGCAAAACGGGGAGACGGACGACGCGGGGTTTGCAGACCGGGCTAGTGGGTCCCGCAGGGCCGAAGCCCTCCCCGCGCCGCCCGCCATCGAAGNNGCCTTGCGACTCCCCCGCGCCGCCCGCCATTGACTGGTGGGGGTCGCGTGCGCCGTGGATGCGGGGCATGAAAAAAGCGCCGGCATCGTGGACGGGCGCTTTCGCGCCACTAGCGATCGGGCTGCAAAACCCGGCTGCGGATTTGGCCGCAGCACGCGTAGATTGCTCCGGCAGGGGCGCGCGTGTCAAGCGCATCATGGCGTGACACCGAAATGGGCCAGCACGCCCAGCACGCCGCACGCGAACACCAGCGGCTTGATCAACCGCCATGCGTTGAACGTCGCGCGCGGCAGGCGCTCCGGCGGCGGGAAGCGAAACGGAACCTCGCGCCGGCTGTTCATGCCGCAATGCCCAGCGCCTTGTTGATCTGCTCGCGCGGGATCGCCGGCAGGTTGCTCGCGGCCGGCGTGATGCTTTTCGTGAACGGTTCCAGTTCCGGCCACTTTTTCAGCAGCGATTCGAGCGTAGCGAACGAATCCAGCGAGGTCCGGAGTTCCTTGTAGAGCTTCGCGCGTTCATCCTTGATCGCGACGCGCTTGGCGCAATGCTTTTTTACGCGTTCCAGCAGTCGCTTCGATATCCCCGCCGCTTTGATGGCATGGGAATCATCCGCCGGCACCGGTTGCGGATGCGCGGTTCTCAATTCATAGAGGTGGTTGTTTTCATCGACCCTGATGCGGCTCGAAAGAGGCAGCCACCCGGCCGGGATCGACTCGATGGTCGCCAACGCGCCGAAGCGGAACTTGGATGCACGCACTTCCGCGTACAGCTTTTCTTCGACTTCCGCGAGTTGTTTTTCCATCGGCGCGAACCGATGGTTGACCGCGGCGCACGTGATGGCGATACGTGAACTGTTGGTCAGCCTGGTGCTGGGCATGGCTCTCTCCTGTTGCGGGTGGAATCAACGGAACGCGGGGCGCACGGGGCGCAGCGCGACATAGCGGTCGATGGCGCTTTCCCGCCAGCCCACGGCGCCGCCGCCGAGATCGACGGCAGGCGGAAACTTGCCGAGGTGCATGTGCCGGTAGATCGTGCTGCGCGACAGGCCCACGCGGTCTTCGACTTCCGGACGGCGCAGGATGCGATCGCCCGGTTTGATCGCGGGATGCAGCGGGGTGACGGTGGCGCTCACGGCGACGGCGCTCACGCTGGCGCACCCGGCTGCGCGGGTTGATGCGCCGTCACGTGCGGCGCACGATCGACATTGCAGCGGGCGTGCTGGATCAGGTCCGCCGCGGTGATCGCAAATTCGCGCCCGGTTTCCGGATCGACCATGAACAGCGTGTAGCTGGTGGTGCGCGCGAGATCGAAATACGCGCCGCCGCGGCCGTATTCCATGCGGCCAAGCGCCTGCAGCGCGATGCGCGCAGCGCGTGGCGCCGCAACACCCTCGCCCTGCAGGAACGCCGCGCAGCGCTTGGCTGCCAGCACGTGATCGTGCGACAGATGCTGGGCCAGATGCTCGCGGTACCAAAGCTCGGCCAGGCCGTGCGCGGCAGCATCGTCATGCAGCGACGGCAGCGTGGAGACAGGGGCGGCCGAACGGCCGGCAACGGGGCGGTCGGACATGGTTCTCTCCTAATGATCGTTGGCTGCGCACGGCTGGCCCGCGCGCGGATTGGTGGACGGCGTGATGTGCACGTCCGGGTTGGGCATGGCGCTGGGGCTAAGGGCGCGGATGACCTCGGAGCCGACGACGTAGGAGAAGCTGCACAGGGCGTTCGTGCACTGCATCACCTGCTCGCGGTACACCGGCGATAGGGCGCGGCTGCTGCGCACGATCGCGGGCTCGCCGCAATGGGGACACCGGGGCGTGGCGCCCTGTTTGGTCGGTCGGCGGCGGGGCGGTACAAGCGGTGCGGTTTCGGCCATCTTTCTGCCCTGTTGTGCAGTGATTCAGGCTTGCCGGGCTACACCGATCACGCGTTGCGCGTGCTCGGAACCGTCATACTGCGTAAGCCCGGCCAGGGTCATGCGTCGAGCGAAAGCGGAAAGCGAACTGTTGCTGGCCTTGGCGTGGCGCTTCAGGCGGGCGCGTTCTTCCGGCATCAGCCGCATCAGCACGGGCCGGCCGGTGACCACGCCATCGGGTGCACGGGAAAACGGGACGGGTTTGGAGGGCATCGGGCACCGGGATTTAGCTGTGATTCAGACGCAGAATACACGCAATCTGCGTGATTGCAAGCGTCAAAACGCAACATTTCACGCACCATGAAGGAGAGAGCATGGTTACCGAAGATCCCGCGATCGACGCGGATGCTGTGATCGACCGGATGCGCCAAGTGACTGGTGCGGCTACGGATGTGGCGCTCGGGGCGCTGTTTCGCATGGGCACCAGCGGGGTATCCACCTGGCGACGACGGCATACCGTGCCTTACGCAGAATGCGTGACGCTGGCGCTGCGCCATGGCGTGTCGTTGGACTGGCTACTGCTGGGCATCGAGCCGATGCAGCCGAGGCCAGGCGAATCAGTCAGTGGTGACAGCGCGCCACCCGCTGGCACCGCGGAAGACCCACGCATTTCGCGTATGGCACGCTTTTTGCGTGCATGGCAAGCGGGGCACGATGCCGACGATATCGCGTGGCTGGAACGCACGCTGGCGCGGTCGGTGCCCGAGTACGCCGAATGGCTGGCGGCGAACACCCGGCCCGTCGAAGATGGAAACCGATCATGACTTTCGATCTCAAGAACGCATCGGTCAAAGAGCAACGCGCGGCCTTGCGTGCGCTGGGCCGCGAGGCCGGCAATGACTTTCTGGTGTCCCGACCCGAATTCAGTGGTCTGATGTCGCTGCTCGCTGATGGCGAGCAAGTACTCGCCTACGGGGCCGGCGTTGTAGATGCGGCCAAGCGGATCGTTGTATTGACAGATCGCAGGGTGTGGCTGCTTCGCAAGCCACTGCTCGGGCCCCTGCAACAGTCATCCATCGACCTGGACACGGTTGAAAAGCTCGGAGTCGAAAACCGCGCGTTCTGCGCGCGGCTTCGTATCGAGGACGCATTGGGACCGCGGGTCGTCGACAATCTACTGAAGCAAGTTGCGGCCGTCTTTGCCAACAGGATGCGCGCGGCCTTGGCCCAGTATCGTCGGGCCGCAGCCTGACATGGGCGGCTCATCGCTGGCCGTCTAACCCTCGACGCCGGCGACTTGGTCGACCTGCGGCGGCGGCGCGTTGGCGGTTTCACATTCCACGCGTGTGGTGAAGGCGTTATCGCCCAGCGCGTGTTCCACGCGCTTCACCAGCCAGTCGGTGGCGTCGATCTCCGGTTTGAAGCCGGACACGCGCGCTTTCATTTCCGGGTACACGTCGGCGCGGCCACGCGCAAGCTGGATCTCGAACGTGGCGATGCCGCGCTGGATGCGCTTGTATTCCGACGTCACGGCCTCGGCTGCATCGTCTTCGGTGGCGTAGGTGGTGCGCAGGGTTTTGGCGTTGTCTTTGCTGCCCGCCATCACGGCTTTTTTATCGGCCGCACCGACATCGTGCCAGTGCGCTTTGACGCCGGTGTAGGCGTCGCGGTCGGCCTTGTGGTAGCGGTGCTGGTCACCATCGCGCCGAACGATGGTGAGGCTGGGGATGGCCTTGCCACCGGCCGTCTTGCCCTGCCCGACCGGCGCCACCAGCATCTTGCCCACTTTGATGGTCGCCACCGTGTCATACAGCTTGCCGAGCCGCGTGAGCAGGTTGAAATCGCTCTCGTTGGTCTGGTCGAGGTGCTTCACCGGCTTGGCGGCGGTCGCGGCATCCACGTGCGGCGCGATGCCGTTGCGGCCGGCGAGTTCGTTGACCACGTCGCCGAGCGTGACATCCTGCCAGCTTTGGGTTTTCTTCTGGCGCAGCGTGCTGGCCATGTGCGCGGAACGCGCACGCACCACCACCTTGTCGGGCGCGCCGGAATGTTCGACTTCGTCGACGGTGAACGTGCCCATGTCGACCAGGCCGGTGGTGTCCCAGCCGAGCGAGACGTCGATGGTCACGCCATGCCGGGGCAGTTGCAGCTTGCCGTCGTGATCGGACACCGTCAGGTCGAGCTGGTCGGCAGCCTGCCCGCGTTCGCTGGTGATGGTGAGCGACATCAGCCGCGGCGCGATCGCGTTGGTGATGTCCTTGCCGTCCAGCATCACGCGCCAGCGCGGTTGCGGATACGCGGTGTCGACCATCACGCGATGTCCGCGGCGCTGCTGCCGTCAGCCACCGTGCCGATGCGCGGATTGTTGGCGACCTCGACGTCGTCGACGCGCAGCAGCTCGATCGTAAATTGCTTCTTGCGCGGGGTTCCATCCCGGAAGTGCAGCGTGCCGGTTTCCTGCATGCGCAGGATCACCCACGCGCCATACACCACGCCGTTGCCGTCCACCATCGGCCACGCGGCACCCTGCCCGGCCATGTCGCGCAGCGTGTCGAGGCTGGCGTACTGGCCAGCGACCTCCGGCATCACCGCGCCTTCCAGCGTGATCGCATCATCACCGGGGCCGACGAACTGCGTGGCCGCGCGCGCGCCGACCCGCGAGTTCTTTGCGTGCCGCCATTCGGTGGCGCGCTGCAGCTGCTGGTAAGCCAGCGTGGGCAGGCTGAAAACGAACTGGCCGAGCGACATCATCATGGTTTAGACGAAGCTCCCGTTGCGGCGGCGGATACCGAATTGGCGCTCCAGCACGTATTGCTTGATGGCGCCCGGCGCAGGCGCGGCCGTGGGGCTGACGACGCGGCCCTGCAGACGCCGCGCCAAGTGCTGGGCCTGCTCCGGATCGGTGGCGACGAGCACGGCGCTGCGAAAGTCCGCATCGGGATACAACACCCGCAAGCCGTCCGTGCCCATCATTCAAGGTCACCCAGGCGCGAGCGCTGGCGCGCGGCATTGGCGCGGTCGCGTTCGTCCAGTTGCTCGCGCACGTGACGCGCGAGCGCCTTTTCATCCATGCCGGGCGTGGCCTGCACCGTGATCGAAGTGGTGTGCGTGGAACTGTCGGTGTAACCGCCGCGCGTGGCCATGGCTGGCATCGCGCGGCCGCCCGCCATGGCAGGGACAGGCCCGCCGCCGCCGCGGAAAACATCGCCCACGGTGTTGCCGATGCTGGCGCCGGCGTTCTTGATGTCGCCCCATACGTTGCCCGGCAGCGCCTTGAGCGTGTTCCACTTCTGCACGAACCAGCCGATCTTGGCGGCGATCCAATCGACCACCGCGCCGACCTTGGCCTGCAACCCATCCCACAATCCACCCACCCAGCCGGCCACTTCGCCGATCTTTTGGCCCAGCATCACCATCAGCTTGATGTTGGTGCGGATCGGCCAGGTGATCAGCTGGAACGCGCCCACCAGCACGCGCCCGAAGGTTTGCCCGGCGCTGGTGGCGCCCGCGAGTTGTTCCTGCGTGGCCTGGAACGGCTGGAACAATGTTCCAATCCAGTGGAACACTGCACCGATGCCCGACGCGATGCCATCCCACAGCGGCTTCAGCGGCGCGAGCGCGGCGCCGATCGC